TCCAGAAGCATCTGGAACCATAGTTGCCGCTGCGCAGCGTCCTCGGCATCTATCAGGTGGGCGTAGCGTTTGCGATCCCCGTCGTCGATGGTCTCCTCGAGACCATGGTCTTCGCAGGCGAAGGTACCCTGGCCGAACTCGCCCGAGATGCGTTTGTACGCATCCCCGCGGGCCCGTTTCGTGTCGGTCCGCTTCTTGAAGTTCTGGTGGTTGAAGATCGGGTACTTGGCGTCACAGATGGCCGAGGGGAATATCGGCGCGACCCTTTTACCGACGAACCTGGCGGCCGCCGCTGACTCATCGTATTCCCTCAGCATCTCCCGCAGGTCCTGCCTGATGACTATGGTTGACGATTCTGGTCTTACTGCCATTTCGTTTCTCCTTCACAGAAAAAGGTTGTGGGCAATAAAAAAGCGGCAGTGGATGAGTGGGCACCCACTTGCCGCTCTTTATGTCATCGCCCGGCCGTCACCGGGACGATGTTCCCGTGATTCACTTGTCAATTCGTTAGCGCTCGGCGATTACGTGAACGTAATCGACCAGCAGATTCTCTTCGGCGACGTCGCCGGCCTTGACACCCATCAAAACGTGCATTTCTTCCAGTCCGGCGATAGTCAGGTCGTGCGCCGTTCCCGCCACACCATTGACATACGGCGTCACTTTCGCCGTCACTCCATCGTTGTAATCGTACAGGATGCCGAGTACGTAGTCTGTGGCGGAGACGAAATCGGCCAGCGTTGCGTTGGTCACCTGGGCCGCAGCATTCGAGGTCTCAAACTGAATCTTCATCGTACCATCAACCTTGAAGAACACCGCGCCGTCATAGCTCGCCATCGGGCCTGCGCCGTTATCGACCAGCGAATCAGCCGCCACCGTATCCGATAGCCCGATGATGAAATTGGCATCATCCGTATTGGCCTCGGTCAGCTTGATTTTGCACTCGAAGTAGATCTTCTTGGTGGTCTGGAATTTGAAGACCTCGGCGACGCTGGATACGTAGCATTCATCATTGTCATCCCCATCACAGCCGACGTTGAGCACACCGCCTGCGGCATCGGTCAGCACATCGCCCGTACCGGCGCCGGCGTCCTCGACCACCGCCCAGTTTATCGTGGTGTCGTACTCGAAGAAGTCGTCGAAGTATTCGATGAGCGTCTTGTGCGTCGAGCTGAACATATCATTGCCGCCCCGCGGACCCCACACTATTGCAGCGCCCTTGCCGCCATCGGCGGTAATGGCCGTAAGCAGAATGCCGATTTGTTTGCCGACCGCGGCGTCCGATACCTTGCCATCGGTGGTGGGGTAGATTGCCGCACCTGCCGATATTGCCTTCGAGCCGGTCACCTTTTTTACTCTGCCGTCCAGCGGCTTAATCGATGCCGGTGAGCCGGAGGCGATCACATCGGTCGTTAGCCCGATGGGCTCCTCGCCGCCGTCGGCGTACATGGCCGTGCTCGATGACAGCAGCACCAGCCGGTCGGCCACAAGTGCTTCTCCGGCCGTTATCGTAAACGGCCCTTCTGTTTCGTATGCAAGTCCCATATTCATTTCTCCATAAATCGAGTTTTAACTTTTGATTCCGGTTTACCCCTCTTTTCTCAGGGCCGCCGCTACTTCTCCTCGTGCGAGGGCTGGACCTCCTTCCATGCCTTGTGGCTGAGCGGGTACTTTTTCGCAGCCGCCTTACGCGCTTCACCGAGTTTCTTTCCTTCCTTGACGAACTGGTCGAACGCCGCGACATAAGTCTCCGCCCGGCCATCATCTCCCGTTGCCGTCGTCTTTTCGCCATCGACCGTTTCAGGCGCTGAAATGTCCACCCCGCCGGCTGCAATGGCCGAAAGCTGCTTATCTCGTTTATCTATCTCGGCCTGCATCTTTGTGGTGGTCTCGGCCAGTATTACAACGGCCTTATCGAACGCCAGCGCCTTCGCCTGCTCGACGGTGAGGTCCTTTTCAATGGCCTCTTTTCGCACCTCTGCGAACCGCTCATCGCCCATCGCATCGCCGATTGCGCTTATCCGCCTTCTCTCTTCAGCGGCCGCTTCCCGGCGGATGTCGGTCTCGGCCGCTTCGGTCTTCTGCTTCGCTTCTGCCATAATCGAATCTCCTAAATCTTCGTTTTTGCCCAATTCGGCCGTGCCGATCGAACTTTCCATAATCCTTACCGGCGGCACCTGCGCCGCCATTAACTGCTCGATATTCATCACACCATCTATCAGCCCCTCTCTGGCGGCCGACGCCGCCACGTACGTCCTGCCGTCCGCCAGCTCGCGCAGCCGCTCGGCATCCAGCCGACCGCCCCGGCCCCGCATAACGGCGTTAAGAAAGATCTCGTAAAACTCGTCGATGGCCTCCTGAATCACCGCCAGGTTCTCATCGGTGATTTCCACCCCGCCCGCACCGACGCCCTTGTTCGGCCCCGAGCGTATGATGTGGAATTTCAGACCCATCTGCTTCGCCCTCTCCGAGGAATCCAGATAGAGCGTATAGACCCCGATTGAGCCCACCTCCGCGGTCTGATTGGCGTAGAACGCGCTCGCCTGGCTGCCTATCCAATAGGCGGCCGATGCCGCAATGTCGTCGGCGTAGGCGACCACCGGCTTGATGAAGCCGGCCTCATAGACCTTCTGTGCAAAATCGGCCAGCCCATCGATTGATCCGCCAGGCGATTCGATGTGCAGCAGAATGCTCGTTACCTGCCTGTCGGCGAGCGCTGCATCAATCTGCTCGTTAAGCTGCTCGATACTCGTACCGCGCGGTGTGCTTATATCGTTGACCATGTGCGAATGTTTGGCGAGGATACCGGCAACCGGTATGACCGCCCTGCCATCGGGCGTTATCGCAAAGCCACGGTCCTTGTCTTTGTCCTTTTTGCCGGCGGCGATGATGGCAATCTGTTCCGCCGTAAGGTGCCCACCGGTGATATACCGCTGCAAAACATCGGCCATCGTCAGGAGGGTCGAGTATTGCATCGCCCAGCATCGTCCGGTCACGTATTCCAGCACCAGCGGCAGACTGCCCATCGCCGAAGAATCTTTATCCTTATCCTTCGCCGCCGGCTCGAAACTGCCGCCACGCTCTTTGCAGTGCTCTCGTGCATCACCCTCGGTCCATATATCCGTCTTGTACCGAAGGGCCTGCATCTCACTCACCTTCGTCCAGTAAGCCCCCTCCGCGGGCTGCTCACCCTGGCTCGGCTGTTTCGCCTCCCAGACACAGTCGTCGAAGATCACCCAGCTATCCGTGCCGTAAAGTTCCTTGCGGCTCCAGTTCGGCCAGGGCGGCAAGGGGACCGCCGACTGCTTATCGCGCATGCCGTAAATCACGTCGATGCACTTGCCCTCGTGTTTCTGCCCGCAGGCCTCGCGCCGAAACGAATCGTACTTTTTCGGATCTTCCAGCCGGCAGCTATGCTCGTTTGCGTATGGCATTTTTAGATTCCATTACTCCGGTTTCTTGTCCGAGTTATCCTCGCCTTCACTTTCATCCACCTCCAGGTGCACCGTCGGCAGCTTCACGCCCAGCTCGCGAATGCGATTGAGGTCCTCGGCGTATTCGGCGAAGACCTCCGACGGCTCACCACCTCGCTCGCGAATGCACTCGCTCGGCGTCTTGGTTATTGTGCTGATTGCGATGGCGTTGCCCTTCGCCTCTTTGACCGGGTCGATATACTCCCACGCCGGCCACTGGCACCTCACCTTGAACGCCTCCGGCCTGGCCGGCAGCTCGCCGAACGCCATCCCTCTGCTTATCTGCCAGCGATACCAGGGCTTGCAGGTATAATCGGAGCAGTGTCGCTGCCAGATGCGGAACATCCTCCTCGCCTCGCCGAGCGATGCGCGTGCGCTGGAGTAGTTCGTTCGTGAAAAGTCCAGCATGGAAAGCTCTAAGGGCATCCCTATTCCGACACCGACTATCCGCAGGCAGGTGATTATGTAGGGCTCGAAGTTCGTCCCCGGCCGGTCCGGGCGAATGGTTTCGACGTCCTCGCCAGGCGCAAGCTCGAATATCTGAAACGGCTCCATCTTCTGGAGCTTATCGAACGTGCTCATAGTATCGGGATTATCATCGACGCCCGGCAGTGGTTCTTCACCGAGTTCTCGCTTAATCTTAAAGCCGAG